ACAAGAAAATACAATCGCTATCCTCAACAAAGACAAAGAAGACCTTCAGTACTATCAAGATTTTCTAGCACGCGTTGTAATAAGCAAATACTCTAATTTTAACCAGTTTAATCCCGCTGTTGAAAAATACCGCAGCCTTGCCTCAAGCGTTAATATTGGCAAAAAAGATGTAAAAGTTATGTTGCGTTACGTCGAAAAAAGCATAAAAGAAGCCGAGGAAACTTTAGCTAAAGCAGAAACTCGACTTGACTCTCTTAAAGACCAAGGCAGCTTAAAAAGTATCCAAGCCTTGTACACCAAGTGCATGGCGCACATCGAAGAGGCGCAGTACGCATCAACAACCAAATGCCATGTTGTTGATTTTGCCTTAAAGATACGGGCTTACCGCCGTCTTAGCGGTCGTGCGGATGTTTATGGGAGTGAGCAAGAAGACTACGGAGATAGCGCCAGTGAAAATGGTCCACAGCCACGGACGGTCATGTTCCGCATGTATTGGCGTTTCGCTGGCACAACTGAATACACAAGTATCCCCTATATTTTCTGCGTTCGTAACAGCACCGAACAAGACGTATTTACTTACGTAAAACTCGTCCACGCCAATGCAGCGTTTACACAACCTAAGGCTGCACAGTATTGGGAAGTCAAATTTGAACCCGTCCTGGAGCCCGGAGCGGAACCCTCGATCACAAAGTATTGCTACCTGCAACAAACAGGTAAGGAGCGGCGCTTACCCGCTGGCACCAGTGATGTACACGTAATGTTTAACGGCACAGTCTATGACTTTACTACTTACCCACCGATTAACAAGACAGCGGAAAACCTAACCGAGTGGGACTTGTTCAACTACGACTCCAATTCTCAGAGTCAGTTTTCCTACGAACAGGGACCGGAAGTAAACATAACAGCCGTAAACGAACAACTTCTGGAGCCCTGGAACAATTACAGCGACAGGTTGTACAACGGCATTAGCACCCTAGGTTTGCATTTGTTTGCGTCTAAGGCGACTGAAAGTCTGCGCAGCGTTAGCGTCTGGGTTACACAAGGCAAGTTACTTCGCCCACTGTCACTGAACCCGGCAGACTACGACGAGGACAGCGAAATCAATGCCCTGGTCAATAGCGCACCATCAGCTTCATCAAGCTACGCGCCAGATATCTTCCTAGATACCATCCTGGACAAAGAAAACGGCATCGGGCAGTACGCCGATATCCATTCCGTTGATGTCCCGCAGCTCGCTAAAACAAAACGTTTTTGCCGTACAAACAAGTTGTACATGGACGGCATTATTGCTGACCAACGTAGTTGGCGCGAATTTTGGGCACAGACAGCACCGTTCAGTCTGCTGGAGCTAGCAAAAATCGGCGGGCGTGACACGCTGGTACCGGGCGTCCCTTACAACGAGACAACCGGAGAAATAAACCCGAACATCCAAGTATCTGCGCTATTTACTGCGGGCAATATCCTGGAAGATTCTTACAAAGAAGAATTTCTGGATTACGGCGCCAGTGTGCAGGACACGGTTGTGTCAGCCATTTACCGCGACACGGAAAACAACGACGTGTTCCCCCGTAACGCCAGTGTCCAAGTCCATCTAAGGGAAGTTGATCCAGATGCCGCCGTGCTTGAGACACTTGATCTTTCCCAGTACGTAACGCGCCGCGAACAAGCAATCCTGCTGGCAAAGTTTTTGTGCCTCAGCAAGCACTACATCCGCCGGGCAATCGAGTTCAAGACCTTCCCTACTGACAGCCCCGTCTTCCCTGGCGCGTACATCTACGTCGAAATTGGCCTGAACCAGTGGAACTCGATTTATAGCGGACGGGTAGAAGGCGGAGGCTTCTTAAACGCACCGTTACCTCGTCAAGTACCAGACGGACAGTACACAGTATTCCTGTACCGCCAAGGCACTGGCACCTTTGCCTGCACCAACGTCCAAGTTACCAACGGTTACGCACCGCAAATCAAAAGCTACGAAGGTGCGCTCTTCGTGTTGGGCAACGCTATTCTGAGCAAGCGCGTATTCCGGGTCACGGAAGTGATCATGGACGAGGAAGGCGAAACCACGATCAAAGCCGTGGAGCACCAAACCGATTCCAGCGGACGGTCGCAAATCGCCAAACGGTTGACCAGCGCCAACGAGTTTTACGTCGATGGCGTGCTTAGCTAGACTGCTAACACAGACCTCATTTCGGCAGTTCGATGGGCTTCTACACCGGGCGCACCGGCGCCATGTACTTTTACGACAGCAGCGAGAATTTTACTGCTGCAGTAGCTGGCGCACCAGGCAATGCTCAAAAGGTGCTGAAACTCCGCGATTGGTCTATTGAAACCAGCTTAGAGCTGCTTGAAACTACAACCATTGATACTGCCGTAAAAAGCTATACCCCCGGCATGGTTAGCGCCACTGGTAGCGCCACGGTGCTGTACTACAGAACTGAAGCCGGTGATGTAGGCAAACAGTTCAACAAGCTTCTGGACAACATCATGAAGACCAACACTTCAGGTGTTACCACGTCTGATCGGTGCGGTTTTATCCTCCGAGCTGGTACGCAAACAGGCACGGGTGTTGACATTAAAGACGATATTGCGTTTAACGCTTACATCACCAGTGCCTCTGTACAGGTAGGCACGGGCGAACTTTCTTCTGTAGCGATTCAGTTTACGGTTGACGGTCCTTTCCTGGAAATTATTGATAACTGATGACCTACTTTATTGGTAGCGCTGGTAATGTCCGCTTGCGGCGAAACGCTGCCATTAGCGTTGCGTCTGAAGTTCGGTCTAGCGACATAAACACAACATTAAATCGGGTTGGCTTTGATAACGCACTCGACAACTTGCTTACAGGAGACCGTCTACAAATTTGGACAGACGACCCTCGGGGACTGGTATTTTTCCCTACAACTAGCTGGGTAGACGGGGAAGGTGTAACTCAATCTGTTTTTTCTCAGTACGTAAACGTAAACGCCGCAGGTGGCGTACGCTTTTTTGATACGTTCCAAGCTGCTGTCAACAACGTTCGTTCGGAAGAAATTCCTGTCCAAACGTTCGCTGGAGATCCCCTGCGTGTGTATTACACAGTTAGTGATGTTACTGCTAACTTGCTAGGGGATGTTACCGGCTACTCCTTCAATACTGACCGCGAAGCAATAGATACAACAACTCTTAGCGACAAGTACAAACAAATGTACTCAGCCGGAATCATTAGTGGTAGCGGCAGTATTGACTGCATCTTCAATTACAAAACCAGCGGAGTAAAAGAAACGCCTTTGCTGGCACTGCAGCTTATTAACCGTGTAGACATCGGCAGCGAGTGCGACATGCTGCTAGCAATTACTGACAACGACAACGACCCGCAGCATCCCGATATCTACTACGAGTTCACAGCAGTAATCACGCGCTCGGGTCTTCAGGTCAGTGCTGGAGAGCTGATCACTTGCACAATAGACTTCCTGACTACGGGCGAAGTCAAGCTCTTGGTGGGCCGCCCAAGCGGCTACATTCTTAAGGAAGACGACTTCCGCATTAAACTGAACCAGAGCCTTGACTTCCTGCTGACGGAAGTAACCGACTAAGGAATCGCTATGGCAGACCAGAGGATTACCCAACTCACAGCCCTCGCCAAGGGCGATGTTGCTGCCACCGATGTTCTGCCCATCGTCGACGTAGGGGCGAGCCAGACCAAAAAGGTCACAGCCAAAGATCTGGTTGGTGCTGGACTGGATCTGGTCGACAACGGCGAGATTGACCTTTCCAAGCTGGATCAGACCAGTACCACCAAGCTTGGTACTGTTTCCCTGGCTGATGACGCGATTACTGCAGCCAAGTTGGCTGACGATTCCAGCGTCGCTTACGAGTCGGTCGAACCCACAACCAACAATTTCCAAGGTCGCGGCTACGTCAACAGCACCAGCAAATACCTAAAGGTTTACGATGGCGCCGCCTACCAGCAGGTCATTGCCCCCACTGCCGGCATCGAAGACCTCGCAGTTACCACCGGCAAACTGGCTAACAACGCCGTAACCACAGCAAAAGTAGACGCCGCCGGTCTTGGCGCAGCAGCCTTAGCAACCGATTCAGTCAGCACCGTAAAAATACAAAACAGTGCTGTAACTACCGATAAATTAAACGCTTTATCCGTAACCGAAGCCAAGGTTGCTACAGACGCAATTAGCACAGATAAAATTGTAAACAATGCAGTTACTTACGCCAAGCTGCAGCAAACTAGCGGCACCAATGTACTGCTAGGTCGATCTACCGCTGGCGCAGGAAACGTCGAAGAAATTACCTGCACCGGAGCAGGACGCGATCTTCTTGACGACGCGGATGCAGCAGCGCAGCGCACCACGCTCGGCCTTGGAACGATAGCAACGCAAGCTGCCTCGTCTGTAGTAATTACTGGCGGTACTGTCGCTGGTCTTACTTCACTAACAACCGCCACTTCAACACTCGGTAACGCCACTATTACTAGCGGTTCCATTACTGGAATTACAGATTTAGCTATTGCAGACGGTGGCACTGGTGCATCAGATGCCGCAACCGCTCGTACCAATCTCGGGGTAGAGATCGGAACTGACGTTCAGGCCTACGATGCCGGCCTTAACAGTATTGCAGGTCTTATTACAACTAGCGATCAAACTATTTATACAACCGCAGAGGATACTTACGCAGCAACAGCATTAACAGTACTGGGTCGTGATCTTATTGGAAGTGCCAACGCTTCTGCGGGGCGTACTGTTTTAGATCTCGGCACAATTTCTACACAAAATGCAAATTCTGTCGCTATTACTGGCGGCACTGTTGAGGGTCTTACATCACTAACAACTGCAACGTCAACACTCGGCAATGCCACTATTACCAGTGGATCTATTACCGGAATTACAGACCTTGCCGTTGCAGATGGCGGTACTGGGGCATCAGACGCTGCCACTGCCCGCACCAATCTTGGTGTAGCAATCGGCTCTGATGTCCAAGCCTATGACGCTGGTCTTAACAGCATTGCGGGACTGACCACGAGTGCGGATCAAACGATTTATGCCACTGGTTCCGACACATACGCCACCACATCACTGACCAGCTTCGGTCGCAGCTTGATAGATGATGCCGATGCTGCCACTGCTCGCACCACACTCGAACTCGGCACTCTTGCAACACAAAGCGGCACATTTAGCGGCACCCACTCCGGCACAACTAGTGGCACCAATACCGGCGACCAGACAATCACGCTGACCGGCGATGTAACGGGTAGCGGCACTGGATCTTTCGCAGCAACTATTGCCAACGATGCAGTAACGACAGCAAAAATTGCTGACGCCAACGTCACCACCGACCTGCTTGCCGATGACGCAGTTACCGGGGCAAAACTTGCTGATGATTCTTCCACCGTTGTAGACACGACCGATCCCGCCGCACCTGGCGCGTTTGTAGGTCAGCAGTGGATTAACGCCAACACCGGACTAACCCGCATCTGGGACGGCACCAACTGGATCGACAGCAAAGGTGTCCAGGCCATCACCTTTAGCGACACCACTCCGATCACTTTTGCGGTTACATACCCGACCTCAACGTCGGCAACTGTTACCACTACTCTTGATACACAGGCTGCCGCCTCCGTATTCGCCGGTCCTGCATCTGGAGCGAATGCCGCTCCAACTTTCCGCGCACTACAAAGCACCGATCTGCCTATCGCGGCGACAGGTGTAGTTGGCGCCGTTAGTCCAGGCACCGGACTAAGTGTGGATGGTAGCGGTGTACTAAACCACCTCAACAGCGTTACCGCCGGCACGTTCACAAAAGTAACTGTTGACGCACAAGGTCACGTAACCACCGGGGCAAACCTGCTGGCTTCTGACGTTCCGAACCTTGATGCCAGCAAGATCACCACTGGTACTTTCGGAACGGCGTTCCTCGCTGCAAACAGCGTCACCGCTGAACAGCTTGCGGATTATGGCATTGCCCAAGTAAGCGAAACCGCTCCAACACCGGAGTTTGCCGGTCAGTGGTGGATCAACCCATCTGACCGTTCTGCTTATATCTGGGTTGGTACTGTCGCACCTGTACCGAACGGTTACTGGTTACTTGTCGGTTACGGGAGCCCGACACAGCTCAACCTGCGTTTTGGTGGAACGTACAACGCCAGTACAAACACAGTTGTCACACTTAACCAGTACGGCACTGAAGCCGGCCTGACGGTCGGTCAAGCACTTGGCGCACCAAACAGCCAAAACAACGGCGTTTACTTAATCGTTACAACTGCTGGTACGGGCACAACTCCCGCGCCGACTGTATCCCTTGCCGCAGGCGACTGGGTTTTAAGTCAGGGCACGGGCGCAAACTGGACAAAGGTCGCAGTTGTTTCTGGAGCGACAGGTACTTTTAACGACTACGACATTCTTTGCGACGGTACGTACTTCACTCCGGACATGACCGGCGTGACGGATGTACGTGATGCACTGACACTGCTTTGGGGTCGCGCCCAAATTGCAACTACAAGCCAGATCGGTGTCGTTCTTGAGTCCACTGAAGTTCTGGTGAACAACAGCACTGGGGAAATGACCATCGGCGTGGTAGACGATGGGACCTACTAATGTCACACAGGACCGAATCGTTTGTTTATAGCGCCGAGCAAGTCCCAATCGGCGGTCAACCTGGCGACGTACTACTAAAAGTCCAAAACGCGAACTATTACACTGCCTGGCGCGACTTCACCTACGTTTTTGAGACCTACGACGTTGTATTAGACGACGGCGAGTACTGATGCCGCTACGATGCCTAGGTAATCCCATCCTGCTGGAGTTAAGGGAATGGCATCGACCCATAAGCACATTCGTAGCAGCACAGCCGATAAGCGCCCAACAACTGCTATTGCTGAAGGTCAAATTGCGCTGAACACCAACAGCGCAAGCCCCGGCTTGTTTTTCAAAGACAGTACTGGCGCCAGCATCATCAAGATCGGCCCAGTACACGTTGGGTCGACCGCACCAAATGCAACCCCAGCAGCAGGCGGCAGCAGCGGCAACAGCACCGGCGAAGTTTGGCTCGACAACAGCCTGACTCCTGTGGGCGTAAAAATCTGGAATGGCAGTGCATGGGTTAATGCAACTCCAGCAGGCAGCACCACTGTCCAAGGTTTGCTGGAACTTGCCACCAACGCTGAAACACAAACCGGCTCCGACACTAACCGCGCTGTTACACCCGCCGGCCTGCAGAGCAAAGTTAGCGATAGCACCAGCACTACTAGCTCCACCACAATCGCCAGTAGCACCGCAGTCAAAAGCGCCTATGACTTGGCTAATGCGGCGCTGCCTAAATCTGGTGGCACGATTACAGGCAATCTAGAAATTGGCACGACTGGCAGCCTGACTTTTGAAGGCAGTACTGCTGACGGTTTTGAGACGACGCTGGCAGTAACCGATCCAACTGCCGACCGCACAATTACATTTCCCGACCGCACTGGAACTGTTATTACAGATGCGGACACTGGTACTGTTACCAGCACGATGATTGCCAATGGCACTATTGTCGATGCTGACGTAAACGCTAGTGCTGCGATTACACTTAGCAAATTAGCGACTGGCGCTCTACCTACTGGCATCACAGTAGCTAGTGCCAACATTGTTGATGGCACCATTGTTAATGCGGATGTAAATGCTAGTGCCGCGATTGCTGGTACAAAGATTAGCCCTGATTTTGGCGGGCAGAATGTCGTTACTACGGGCAATGTCACTGGAGCAGCACTGATTCCATCTAGTAGCACTGTTCCAACAAATGGTGTTTATTTGCCGTCAGCCAATAACGTAGCTCTCGCTACCAATAGTACTCAGCGCCTGCTTATCGAAGCTGATGGCGACATCAATGTTGATAGCGGCGGTGTGTTTTATGACGCTACTAATAACAGATTGGGAATTGGCACTACTAGCCCTAATGCACCGCTGGAGATATTAGATGGTCAAACCGATGGCCTTACCAACACTGGCTTAATCGTGTCTAGCTTTTTGCCGCGCATTGTTCTAAATGATAGATCTACAAGTCAAACATACATAGACTTTAGGAACGACAGTGGCAATTTGATCATTGGCTATGGGCCAAAAGACAACTATGGTACTAGGACAGGAGAACACGCCCGCATCGACAGCTCAGGCCGTCTAGGTCTGGGGACTAGTGCGCCGAGCGTAAAACTTGAAGTAAAAAGTCCCAGCAGTGCAACAAATGTTCTACAGGTAACCCCAACTACAGGAAGCGGTTATTTCAGGGTTAGAGAGACAGGCGGAAATGATATAGACGTTCGGCTTGCAGATGCCGCCGGTACGGAGTCTGTTCTTATCAATTCCGATGGCTCGTCTTATTTCAACGGAGGCAACGTAGGGATTGGCACTACGAGCCCTAGCGAAGCCCTTGAAGTGGCGGGCAATGCGATTCTGGACGCTACCGATGCAACACTAAAAATTAAAGCAGGTGTTACTGGAACCACTGGCGCACTCAACTTTACTTTTAACACAGACTCAACTGTTTATGGTGGCGTAGATCTTGCCTACGACACAAGGGCTACCGTTGGCACGCGCTTCTTCTCTGGCTATCCAATAACTATTCAGTCTGGCGCGTCAACAAACGCAATTATTTTTAAGCAAGGCAGCACTGACGAACGCGCCCGCGTCGACAGCTCCGGCAGGCTGTTAGTTGGCACGTCTAGTACGCCTCCAGCGATTGAAACGCTTACTCCTGGATTTGCGTTAAGCAGTTCTGCAAGCACCTATGACGGCTATTCTGCTGGAATTTATTGCTATAGAAATGCAGGCGGCTCTGGCCGCACAACAGTAGCTCCACGGCTTTATTTTGCAAGATCTCGTAGTGAAACCAACGGCTCAACAGGAGGAGTTGTTATAGATAGTGATGATCTAGGAAATATTCGTTTTGCTGGTGATGATGGAACCAACTTTATTACAGCAGCAGAAATTCTTGCCGAGGTAGACGGCACCCCCGGCACCAACGACATGCCGGGCAGGCTTGTGCTGTCGGTCACATTGGACGGTGCCTCCTCGCCCACCGAAGCTTTCCGCATCACCAACGACCGGGTTGTTGCCTACAACCAGCCCGGTGTCACCAGTAAGAGCGCCGCCGCAACCCTGACGGTGGCTGAGCTGAAAACCGGCATCATTCAGTACACCGGTGCTGCTGCCACACTCACCCTCCCCACCGGAACCCTTACCGAGGGTGGTTTCAACGGCATCTACACCAACATGACCTTTGAATGGTCTGTGATCAATACGGGCTCCGGCACCTGCACCATCGGTGCGGGCACTGGTCACACCATTGTTGGTAGCACCACTGTTGCGGCTGGCGCATCTGGGCGCTTTGCCTCACGGCGTACAGCAGCGAATACGTTCGTGACCTATCGCTTGAGTTAGTAGTCCTGCTCACTTCTGTGTCTGAACTTTCACTCGCCGCACAGGCAACATACGATGCCTTCAACCGCATTGGACTGTACAACGAACCCTCGTTTGAAACCGACAGCAAGGCACTCGCCTCCGCCTTGCGTGCTGCAGTAAAACACTGCACATGTAACGATGGCAAAGATTATTGGATCTACGGTCCAAATATCCTTGCTATCGCTGACGAATTAGAAGGTGTTAAATACGGCACTTACCGTTGCGACCTCAAAACCCAATAGTCACCTTCACTAAAGGGTGAGCAGCCGACCCTTCCCAACTGGCTGCAACACGATTACTCTGTACCAGTCTGGTTCTTCATCATGGCCACCACCTTTACGTGGGGTATCAACACCCTTGAGCGCGAAACCGACGACGGATTCGTGATGACTGCGCATTACACCGTTAATGCCGACGACGGCACCTATTCATCTGGTGCATACGGCAGCGTAGGTTTCCAGCGTCCCGAAAACTTGATTCCGTACAACCAGCTCGATGAGCCCACCGTAATCGGCTGGGTCCAAGAAGCCCTTGGCGGCGACGAAAAAGTTGCCGAAATTGAAGCTGCCTTGCAAGCGCAAATTGATGAGCAGCACGCACCGACTAAAGCCGCCGGTGTGCCTTGGGGCTGATGCTAATAGTCTGGTAAACCGCAGTAAAGTCGGTTTAACTTTCTACATTTCGGCGTGGCTGTAAAGGCAAAAACAGGTACAGGGCGCCTAGAGCATCAAGCCGGGCGCCCCAAAACCACAAGTCAAGGCATGGGGCAACACAGCCGTCCACGTCGTCGCGGCAAGAAAAAACTGGTGGGTCAAGGACGCTAACCTATAAAAAAGGTCGGCAGTATGCCTCGCAATGGATCATCACGACGAGGCAATCACCGCCAAACCCCCCGATAACCCCTTCAACCAAATCGTTCCGGCGTTGTTGACTGCTGCAGTAGTCGGCTTAGCCGGTCTTTTTATGCAAGTCGCCAAGCTGGACCAATCCGTCAACACAGTCGCTGCCGATATTCAAGAACTCAAAAACGATTCCAAAGAAAGGCTTAGTGACCTCGAAACCAGAGTGCGTCAAATTGAGATGCACCTCGGCCCCAAAAAATGAGCGTCGTCCACACCACTGACTACGGCAACGGCTTCAGTCTGGACCAACTGGAGAACGAACGGGGCGAGCTGTACTACCGCGCCTGCAAAGGTAGTGTCTGCCGCTACGCCGAGGACCACTACATCGCCATGATGTACCTCGAAGGCATGGGCTGGGACCCTAAGCAACAAGCCCCTCAGTAATCCACGCAATAATCGCGTCCTCGCGGTGGGGCTCCCAAAACGGCTGGTCCCTGTACCACTCCAGCCAGTCCTCCGCTGACTTGGAGATATTGCAGGCAAAGCAGCAAGCCACCAAATTCTGCTGGTGCGTATGCCCACCCCGAAACTTCGGATGCACATGATCCAGCGTGGCTGACCTACCTAAATCCACTCCGCAATAGGCGCACGAGTTGTTCCAGTGGTTAAGAATTGATTGCCTAAACCGCGCCTTTGCTTCTTTTTTGTTTAAGTATTCGCCATCCTCGATGCGATGGTCCATACCCGGCAGTGGCTACACGGAATGTAGCGGTAGAAACTATTACGTGCGCAGGAACTCTTCTCTAGTACAGCTAAACTTCAGTAAGTCTCTTGGATCCATATGACCGAGCAGCACATAGCGATCATCGCCATCATCATTGCCGCTGGTTCCGAAATCATCGGTATGAGCAGCCTGCGTTCCAACAGCTGGGTCCAGCTGGTGTTGCAGGTACTGCGCCTCGCCTTCCCCAAAAAGCGCCGCTGATTTGCGTGGAGCCTTGTCATGACGACCAACAAAATCCGTCTTAACGACCTGTTTCGTTTTTACAAGGCTCTGCCCCATCAGATGGCGGCGATTACAGAGCTGGAGCAGGCGATCAATAAGGCCAATCCCAACATCTTGGGCCGCGACCAAGGCTGGTTCAAGACCTGGAGCGTGGCGGGTAAACAGACTCAGTTCCCAAACAGTTGGGAAGGCATCCTTGAAGCCGCTCGTGTTGCCGGCGCCAAATTCCCAGAACTCGTAGCCGCCCAATGGGCACTGGAATCCAACTACGGCAAGCTTGTTTCAGGCCGCAATAACTTTTTTGGCTTAAAAGGCGAAGGTAGCGACAAGAAAACACAAGAATTTATTAACGGCCAGTGGATAACAATTACAGACAGCTTTATTGATTTTCCAGATCTACTGTCCTGCGTTATTTACCTAGTCGACCACTGGTACAAAGATTACAAAAACTACAAAGGCTGCAACAACGCCGCGACCCGCGAAGAAGCCGCTAAGTGGCTACACAAGGAAGGCTACGCAACAGATCCCAACTATCCCGGCAAGCTGATTCAGCTAATGGAACAACACGCCGGAGCTAAACCTGTCGTCCCACCTAATCAAAAATTATTGAAAGTTCCCTACGAGTACCAGCTAGGTGCTGACGACGGCGCCACCGGCTATCGCCAATGCTTTAGCTCCAGCTGCGCGATGGTTGCCAGGTACTACGGAAAAATAAGCGGGGACTACGAATACAACCGCCTTCGCGCCCGTTTCGGTGACACCACTGACCCAAAAGCGCAAATAGCAGCGCTCAAAGCATTGGGGCTGACCGCCACCTTTGAGATGGATGGCACAGTCGAAGACTTAGAAACTGAAATAGCTAACGGGCACCCGGTTCCAGTCGGCTGGCTCCACAAAGGCCCCGTCTCTAATCCCAGCGGCACTGGCCACTGGACAGTCGTAGTTGGGTATACCCCGACACATTTCATCCACAACGACCCTTTTGGTGAAGCCGACCTGATCAACGGCGGTTACGCCAGCAACAAGGGGGGAGCCGGCATCGCCTACTCCAGAAAGAACTGGCTGCCTCGCTGGCTTATCGAAGGCAACGACACAGGCTGGTTCATGCGAATCCGCAAAAATTAGCCATGCGCCCCATCGAACACACGCCCGAGTCCAGCTTCCACAAGGCAGCCACGGACCAATGGCTAGTCGGCCTGTTCAACAAGCAGGATTATCGCGGCCTCCTAGAAGCCGCCCTTGTTCTCAATACGCTCCACCAGCTGGAACGCACAAAATCGGCCTGGGCTATCCGCGAAGCCGCAGATAACCTGGCCGATCAGTTTGGAATGGACCGCGACTCCGCCTAGTTGGCGGTGTACTTGCGATACAGCCCGGTATAGGTGCTGTGGAGCGGGTGATCCTTTTTGTCTCGCCCGTCCCAGAAGTAGAGCTTGTCCAGAAGGTCAGCGCGATTTTGGTCGACGATGACCTCACCCCAGCACTGGCGTGCCCAGTCAGCGATTGGTTGACTCACCTTTTTTCTCCACGAGTTTGAGACGCCTGCGGGCCGTTTCTCGCGGCCCATTTTTGGCACGAGCCAGCTTAGGTTTTTTCGCTGCCGTTGCCGGCACCTCCACCTTGCACTTCGGGTAGCGATTCTGCGCAAACTCAATCGCCTGCTGGAGCGACTGCGCCCGCACCAGATCCCGCATAGCTCCCTGACCTGGCAACCAAATCTTCAACTCGAACAGCTCAGATTTTTCTGCACTGGTGCGTGAGCGACCCTCACCGAGCCTCAGTTCGGGATCCTGCTGCTCCTGGAATGGCATCACTTCCATGATTCGGGGTAGGCGGGTTCATCAACGCAATGCACAGCAGCATCGCAGTTACAAGACTGAGCAACAGTTCTCGCCGCAGCGACAGCTCGTTCGTATGTGACCCACGAGGATGCGTCCTCCTTGGATCGGGTGAAACCGATTCCTTTACCAGAGTCGTAAACCGCCGTAACCCAGCGATCTTCGACCATGACGACATAGCGCGTCATTGCTCTTAAGTGACTACTGTGTAAGGTTACAGCCTACGCCCAGCCCGCTGCGGTATATAACGAAACACAACTGAGTCTCATGCGTCAGTTTCTGACACTTTGCCTTCGGCCTTGGAACGCATCCGCCCCTCAACCCGCCGCTTGACTGAATCCCTCCAAGCAGCCTCATCCGCCTCTTGCGCCTTCGTGTACTCCGACGACCGCAGCGCCAACCCCGCGTAAACCAGCTCCCGCAGATACGCCGTAACCTTCTTGCCCTCCTGGGACGCAAGATTCTCCGCCAGCTTGTAACGGTTGGGGTCAATCAACAGCTGACAGTAGTACTTGTTTCCGTGGTTCAGGGGCATGGCCTGCGGTCTAGTCTGCTACACAATAGCATACTGCGTCACAGTAGTCTTACCAGCGTACGTCCTCGTCGA